AATGAGTAAGTAGAAATGGTGTTAAATATACTGCAGAAGAACTCCATAAATTTGCACCTACATTATCTGGAAAACCTATACTAAAAGATCATGTTTCAGATACTGATAATGCTATTGGATTAGTAGAATTAGGAGAAAGTGTAAATGGTGGAAGAGAAGTTTCATACAAAGGTTGGATTAAAGAAGATGGTAGTGGTATTATAGAAAAGATAGAAGATGGGAGAATTAAAGAAGTTAGTATTGGAGCAATAGCAGAAAAGATGGTTAAGGAAGGTAAAGATAGTGATGTACTAATTGCTAAAGGATTACATGCATTAGAATTAAGTACAACCCCAACTCCAGGAATTGTAGGAACAAGTTTAAAGAAAGAAACCACAGAAACTAATGAAGAACTAGAATTTACAGAAAATGATATATCAAAAATGATTGAAGAATATTACAAAACTCATATTCATAACGCTAATACGTTAGAAACAAATAGTTATAAGGAGGTTATTATGGAAAACAAAGAAACCAAAGGAGCAAATATGACAACTCCATCCGTTTCTGAAGCTGAATTTAGAGAAATGAGAGAAAAATTAGCTGTTCTTGAAAAAGAAAAAGCTGATTTACTTGAATCTCAAAGACAAGATGCTATCAAAACTTACGAAAAGATTTGTGAAGCTAAAGATTTGAAAATCGCAGATTCTACTAAAATGACAGTAGAAACTATCAAAGCATTGACAGAAATGGCAGAAGATGTACCAGAACCAGAAGAAGAATCTGAAGAAGAAAGTACAGAAGATGCTAGTGAAGAAGAATGTGAAGATTGTGAAGAAAAACCTGAAGCAGAAGTTAAATCTGAAGAAGTAGAAGATGAAGCATCTGAAGCTGAAGAAAAGTTAAACGGATTTGTTATTGAGAGTTCTGAACTTGGCGGATTTTCGTTCTATAAATCTTATTAGAAATGACATTAAATCCAGAAGGTTTTGTTCAGATTAGCGACTTTGGTAATCCTAAGATTTTCAGCGGTAAAGCACGAGTTGTTATTTCTGGAGGCCAAGTAGTTGGTTGCTCAGGAGCAACAGCTAAAGTTTCATCTGGTTTATCATCCTATGTTACAGACGATGTTGAATTGTATGTAGCAGATGATGCAGAGAACTGTGTTGGTATTGCTTTAGAAACAGTAGCATCAGGAGCTACATTAGGCGTTGCAGCAGATGGTATATTTATACTACCTTGCTTCGGATCTGTATTTGCAGGCCGATTAGTTAGAGGAGGAACATCTGATGCAGTTGCTAATGTTGGTTCACAAGTAATTCCGGCTAATGCACAAGATTCATCCATGGCAGGTAATGCATTTGGAAGATCACTTACAGCAGGAGCAAGTGGAGGTTTTGCTATTGTTCACGTACACGCATAAACATGAAATACGTTAAAGAATTATTAAGCACAGACCTTGCAACAGAAGGCCAGTTACTTATCGTTAGAAAAATCTACGACACTTTAATTGAAGAAGTTGATAAAAGATTAATTCCACGAACTGAAGCTAAGTTTGTTGCAGGTCCTTCTGCAATCCCTGGTTCTAGTTTAGATATTGATCGTGAAACTCCTGATACTATGCTTGTAAGAGCTACAGCAGAAGGAGCAGATATTGCTTTGGACAATTCAGCTTACACATCTATAAATGTTAAGCCTGTTAAGTATGGAGTTGGAGTAAGGATTACTAGAGAAATGCAAGAAGACGGGAAATGGAATCTACTTGAGTCAAATATTAGAACTGCTGGTAAAAGATTTGCAGAGAATGAGAATAAACTTGTTCTTACGCAATTAGATACAGCAGCTAATACAGTTACTGGTGGTGCTGCTATTACAATAGCTAATATCACTAGAGGAATGCAATATCTTGAAGACAGTGACTTTGAACCTACTACATTGTTTGTGGGTAATGAAGTTCTGAATGATTTGAGAAATATTGATACATTCGTAGAAGCTGATAAACTTGGAAGTAGAGAAATGTTAGACAGAGGATTTGTTGGAAGATTATACGGAATGAATGTTGTAAGATTCAGTTCAAGTGGTCAAGCGGCACCGTCTACTACATATAGCAAGTATGCTTATGTAACAGATAGAAGTGAAGCATATATGATTGCTGAAAAGAGACCTATGACAATCGAGAAGTTCGACTTACCTAGCAATGACATGTCAGCAGCTTCTATTACTCAGAGAATTGCAGTTAAAGCCTTGAGAACAAGCGCGATATGTAACATTACAACTACTTAAATAGTTAATACTATTTAAGGATGTGTAGCAAAATTATTATTTTTTTTTATTATAATAACTGAATTAAAGAAAGAAAAAGGAGGAAATAGATAAATATGACAACAGGCAGTACAGTTATAGGAACAGTTCAAGGCTTAGCCAAGGGTATCGACGGAGCAGAATTAGGTAAAATCGTTAATGTTATTGGAGACCCTGATGGTGTTGTAGTAGGAGTACCCACTTCAGGAGTAGCTTGGGATGGTACAAATGGACAACATTATATGGCGAAAGCTACCAATGCATGGATTAAACTGGGTTCAATAGCTTAAATATTTATTTTTTTCTAATACACGCCGAAGAGCATGTCAATAAAGACGATAAGGAGGTATAAAATGAAATGGTAAGACCAAATAGAGTTAAGCAAAACATATTTTCATCATTTACTGTAACAGGAAGTGTTTTATCTGAAACTTATAGTAGTGAAGTTCTAAATGGAGATATTCTAAAGATTAGAGTAGCTGGTATAACTTCACCCGGTAGTTTATGGGTAGCTGAAAGTGGAACCGATATAGAAATTTGGAGACGAAATAATATAACTTCAGGATTAAGTAATTTTGAAGTATATCCAAGAAGCCAAATAGTTGATTCTTCTAATGTAACTATAAACCAAGCCAGTGGAAATGTATGGGATTATAGTATAGTTAATTCTCCAATATATATAGCAGCAAGCGGATTAACATCTGGAACAAGTACAACATTCGGACCAGTTACAATATTTTATAGATAATTTCAAATGGCAACATGGAGCGTTGGAAGTATAAGTGATCATATTACTGATATGGTTGGAACATCAAATATTCCTAGTTCGATCTCAGGAACAACATTAAATAACATGATTGGTCAGGAAATTAATTTTGTTGAGGAGTTTACAACAACTACTATTCCAGATGCCGCTATTCCAGAAAAATATCAACCTTCTATAATAGATTTAACATTATCTAAGTTATTATTAATGTTAGAAACGCAAGAGGGAGGAGTTGATTCTGTGAAATTGGGAGAGTTAAGCGTCAGTTCTTCTTCTAAAGGAGGAAATGCAGGACTAGCACAACAATTAAAGACAGATGCAATTCTTAGATTGAAAGAATTAAGTAGACAAACAAGGTTTACAAGGGTAACTTGTTAATATGACTAATTTATTAACCAAATTTAATGGAGGATTGAATTTAATTATGCAAAATGGAATTCAATCTACTGTTAGTATTATCAGTTTTGCTTTTACAGATAGTGATTATGATGATGTAACTACTCAAACATTAACTGGAAGTACAGTTACTAGTGGATTGTTATATCCTTTTAGAGCAGAGAGAGGAAGCGAAGAAGCATTGTTAATGGAACAAGGAAAATTATTACAACAAGATAAAGTATTATTTCTTCCTGGTTCTCCACAGATAAATTTTAGTGGAAATCTATTAATTGATGTTGGAGGAAGTAAATTTACAATGGTCCCCGCTGGATTGCAATCATGGCAATTAAGTGGTAGTGATATATATCACAAATTATACCTTAGGCATACTATTCCTGGGAGTTTATACTAATGGTTACAGTTACTCCTGGTGGAAGAAAGATTAAAGTAGAAGTATTAGGTATTTCTAAAGCATTACTAATGATTAAAGCAGAACAATTACTTATTAATGCTGCAACAGAAATAGGAATAGCTAAAGGAATAAATCATGTTAAAGAAGAAGTTGAAGCAAGCATTGAAGGAAAAAGAGCAGAACCGCGAAGTGTTGATACAGGTAAGTTTCTAAGTTCAGTTGATATAAATATTAAGGGATTTAAAGCAGATGTTACTTCTAATGTTCCTTATGCTAAATATCTAGAATTTGGAACTTCAAGAAGAGCACCAAGAAGACATTTTGGTAACACTATAAAAAGAGAAGAGAAAAAAGTAAATAGAATATTACATACTACTCTTAAAGCAAAAATCTAGATACTATATAGTATCAAATTAATTGTATTTAAATGATACTTTTTATTTTTACATAGATTATCAAGTGAGATAATTGAAATAACCAAGTGAGGTAACAAATATGGAATATATAACTGAAATAGAACCTACAATGGTAAGTTCTATGAAGAAAGAAAAGAAGAAAACGATTTCTGAAAAAGAATGTAACTCTTGTAAATATCCACTGCCTAAATTATTAGATAGAGGTATTTGTCCAATGTGCGGCAGAAGGAATTAAGTATGGCTATTAGTACAAGTACTTTCCTCTCAGACGTAGTTATATTTATTCGTAATTTACTTAGAACAAATGTAACTGACCCTATTGGAAGAACAGATGGAGTTGGATTTGTTATGACTGCTTTTCCAAAGAGACAAACTCAATATCCAATTATCACAGTTAAATCTATCGGATTAGATAGTAAAAAATTAGGAATGAGTTCAGAAGCAAATATGGTTAGTATAGAATTAGAAACAAGAATTTGGGCAAGAAATTCTAAAGAATGTGATACTTTAACTCAAAAAGTTATTAATGTATTACGAAGTAATCAATATGGAACTGATAGCACCGATGTAGAAGAAATACATGGATTTGAACTTCTATCCTCAGTTCCGGTGACAGAAGATGAGGGAGATAATACTATTCATTCAAATGTTTTAACATTCGCATATAAGGTGATTTTATCATGATTTATTATTTAATAAATAAAATGAAAGGAGGTAATTTTAACAAATGGGATATTACGTCGCAGATCAAAACCAAGTTGTATGGTTCTTTGAATCAGGAACTTACGGTTCTAAATTAAATAGCGGTTCTTTAGTATCTGGTAATTGGCTAGGCTTAGTTCAGTCACATGACCCAACTGATGCAGAAAATGTTCAAGAAGTTAGATATACTGGAACAGCAAGTAGAAATGTAGGACAATTCGTTGATGGTCCATTGGACTTTGAAGGAACTTTATCATATTTTGTACAAGATTTCCATATGGCAATGTTTGCTTTTGGAAGTAATGTAGATTCAGGTAGTCCGAGCCCTTATATTCATACAATAAGTGAACTTAATAGTGATGGCAGTTATGCATTCACTAGTGGGACACTTAATCCATTTCCATCATTTACAGTTGTAGATAGTAAGAAAGCAACTGTAGATGGACAACAACAAGTAAGAGAATATAACGGATGTATAATAGATAGTCTTGGAATAACAGCAAGTGAAGGAGAACCTATCACATGTGAAATTGGTTATAAAGCACAATCTCTTACATTAGGAAGTAAGACAGCAGATATACCAAGTATCAGAAATGAAGATACTTCAAGACCATTTCTATGGAGTGATGCACAATTACATATTGTTAGTGGAACTAAAGTAGATGTATTGACAGATGTAGGATTTACATTATCTAATAATTTAGAAAGTAAACACTATATTAACGGAAGTAGAGTTGTTGCAATTCATATACCTACAAATAGGGATTATGAAGTAACTGCAACATTAGATGCTGACTCAACATGGGGAAAGAAATTATATGAACAGTATTGGCTTGGAGGTTCAACCTTTAACTCTATACTGAACTTTACAATTTTAGCAGGAAGCGAAGAAGCAAACCTTATTATGAGTGGTTGTAGAATAACAGACTTTTCTGCACCAACACCAAATGAAGGTATTAATGAATATTCACTTACATATAAGCCACAAACAGCCAATATGATTGTTGATGACTATGTATTTAAGTATAATATAAACTGATTGTAAGGGGGTTAATAAATGGGATATCTAAAGAAAGAACAAGTCTTTTTTGAAAGAGATGGCGAAGGTAAACTTCTCCCTATAGATGCTACTTTAGAATCATATGATGAGAATACTCAAATCAGTATGATTCCGATGGCTAAGGGAGAGATTACTGACATGGCATCTAAATCTAAGTCAATGGAGACTAGTCCAGATATGGATGTTGATATTGTTATCAAACATTGTGTTGAACCAAAGTTTACAGAAGCAGATAGAGAATTATTGAAATCTTCTTCTAAAATAGCTTTGCTAAATGCAATTGTTACAGCAATTGTTGCAGAAAGTACTGGAGTTAGTCAAAAACAACTTATTGAAGATGGAAAGAAAAAGGTTTTATCTAAAGAACTTGCAGAGTTAGAAAAAAAGTAGCAAGGGATAGAGAAAAAACCCTTTTCTATTTTCTTCATGAAAGAGGATATAATTTTTTTACTATCCCATTATTAACCATTCCCGAAATAAACTTATTGGTAAATGAGTTTAATATGAGGGAAAAGAAGAAAGAGAAGGAGAACAAAAAAATACAAAGTAAAATGAAAAGAGGAAGAAGAAAATAAATGGTAGCAATAAGTTCGGTTATATTTAGATTGACTGCCATTGATATGTTTTCTGGTGTATTTAAAAAAGCTAGTAGAAGTTTAAGGGCTATAAGAAAGGTAGGAATGATAGCTCTTGCTGGCTTTGCCGGACTTACAATTGGATTAACCAAACTTGTTGGTGTTGCTATGTCTTTTGAAAGTGCATTTGCTGGGGTAAAGAAGACGGTTGATTTATCAGCTGAAGGTTTTGCTCAATTAGAACAGAATTTTAAAGATATTACTAAAACTACTCCTATTGCCTTTGAAGAATTATCTAGAATAGGTGAATTGGCCGGTCAGATGGGTATAGAGGGAGTAGATAATTTAACTAGATTTACTAAAACAATTGCAGATATTGTAGCAACTACTGATTTAACTGCTGAACAAGCAGCAACTGATTTTGCGAGAATTGCCAATGTTATGCAAGAACCCATTGAAAATATAGATAAAATGGGTTCTGTGGTTGTTGAGCTAGGAAACAATTTTGCAGTTACAGAATCTGAACTAGTTAATTATACTAAAAGATTGGCACCCGCGGCAAAGGTTATAGGATTTACTACTGCTGAAACTATGGGACTAGGAGCTGCATTAGCTGCTTCTGGTATTAGAGCAGAATCTGGAAGTTCTGCTATGCAGAGAGGAATGATAATTATGCAAGAAGCAGTTACTAATGGGGGTAAAGCATTATATAAATTAGCAGAAACATCTACCTTGACTGCAGAAGAATTTAAACTAAATTGGGAAGAAGATGCTGCTGGAACATTCACAGAATTTGTTGAAGGGTTAGCTAAACAAGGAACTGGTGCTATTCAAACATTGGATGATATAGGATTGGGAGGGGTTAGATCAACTCAAGCATTTTTAGCATTAGCAGGGTCTGGAGATACTTTAGCAAATGCATTTAAATCTGCCAATGATGAAATGGAAACTAATACTGCATTAACTGATGAAGCAGCCAAAAGATATGAGACATTAGAGTCTCAAATGACTATACTTAAAAATTCATTCAAGATTTTAGCAGAAAGGATTGGAAAGAAATTAGTTCCAATTGTTGTAGATAAACTTATTCCTGCCGCAGAAAAAATTATAGATGTAATAGATGGACTAGTAACTAAATTTGAAGAAGATGAATCTTTTAGATTCTTTGTAAAAACATTAGGAATAGTTACATTGGCATTAGGTGCAGTGGCCATTGCAGCATGGGCTGCAACATCTCCAATTATATTATTCGGACTAGCATTTATTGCAATAGTACTTTTTATTACAGCATTTATTGTATTCGTTAAAGAAGCATTAATTCCATTATTCGTTATGATGTTTCCATATTGGAAGGAAATGTTTATGTTGTTCTGGGCTTTTCTTAAATTTATTTTTAAAGCATGGAAAGTAATATTTAAAGTATTTTGGAATTTTATTAAAA